ACTTAAACCAATTCCAGCCGGCACAATTACTGACAATCTGGGGATGTCGATTCGAGCAGCTGATAATTGGATTTCTGAAGCAGATCATGGGGCTGTTGTCATGTCGATGCGACTGGCTCTAACGATTGACACAATTATGGACACCGGCATGGATTTAGACAAACTTTCCAGCCTAATCGGCAGACTTGAGGGGTTGATGAAAGAGTTAAAACTGACTCCACTTAGTCGAGACCGCTCGAGCATAAAGGCAGAGGAGGTAGACCATGGCACAGCCTACGCAGAAAGTTATTTACGGCTCGTCCAGTCCACGGATAGCAAGCCCAAACCTAGTAGGGCAAAGTCTGGGACCAATAGTCGGAGCACTAGCCAGTGATTTAGGGATACCGTTACTGCCTTGGCAACAGTATGTAATGGATGATGCACTAGTCATAGATGATGCCGGCAAGTTTCAACGATCTACCTGTGGAATTCTTGTAGCCCGTCAGAATGGTAAAACCCACATGATGCGCATGAGAATTTTAGCCGGGCTTTATGTATTTGGTGAAGGCTCTATTGTTGCAATGGCTCAGAATCGTCAATTGGCGCTCGATACTTTTAAGCAAGTTGTCGATATGGCTGAGTCCTTGTCATGGATGCGCAAAAGAATTAAACGAGTTTCTCGCACAAATGGTCAGGAGGAATTAGAGATTTATTGCCATCACTATCCAAAAGAGTGCAACGGCAAATGCAAAAGAATTCGCAAATATGGCATTAGAGCTGCAACTTCTGAAGGTCCCCGAGGCGCTACCGCAGACCTTCTCTATGTCGATGAACTCCGAGAAATTAAACAAGATGCTTGGACTGCAGCAACTCCGCTAACTCGAGCCACTAGCGGTCAGACTTGGATAACTTCAAATGCTGGCGATGGCTCAAGCACTGTTCTAAATGAACTGCGACAGAGAGCCCTTCTTATGGAATCGACTAGGCTCGGGTGGTATGAGTGGAGCGCTCCACCAAATGCTCGAACAGATGATGTGAAGGCTTGGCAAGCGGCTAATCCAGCTATGGGTCACACAATCTCATTAGATGCACTGCAAGATGCAGCTGCTAGAGACTCAGAGGACGCTATCCGGACCGAAATGTTATGCCAATGGGTTGAGTCCATAGACTCGCCATGGAATTTGATGAATTGGGCTCTGGGTGCTGACAACTCGCTTGAATTAGAATCTGGTTATGAAACATATATGGGACTCGACCTTAACTTCACTAGGACAGAGGCTTATCTCGTTAGTGTTCAGGTGCGTGAGGAAAAACTCGCCGTATTCCTGACCAGATGGCAAAAAGATGGCGGACTTAATGATCAAGAACTTGCTGGAGACATTGCCCATTTGGCTAGGACTTATTCAATTAGGGCTTTAGCCTTTGACCCTAAGACGGCTGGACATATTGCTCCACACTTGGCAAAAGTAGGCATCCCAGTAGCGCCAACACCGTGGGCATCCACAGCCTTTTCCACATACTGTGACTTAACGCTGTCGAGCATGAACAGTAACCGCATAATTCACCCAAATCAAGACACCATGCACTCTCATTTGATTGCTTGTGCTCGCCGTCCATCATCAGATGGAGGCTGGCGTATTGCTCGCAAGGCTGCCGTACAGGATATCTCCGCAGCTGTAGCGATGGTTATGGCAATTGGACACGCTGCTACGCCTAAAGCCTCTGTGGGTATTTCTGTGGTATAAGGTTGTGATATGAGCCTAACTCCAGCCACATATAACATCGCCTGTTACCAAGGCGCAACTTTAGATAAGACTTTTACCTGCACAAATAACGGAACTGCAGTCAATTGGACTGGTTATACCGCAAAAATGCAGGTCCGTCAGTATGTAAATCTTGCTGATGCTGCTGTCTTAACCTTAACCACAGGTTCAGGTATTGCAACATTAACTAGCGATGGCAAAGTCACCATCACAATTACAGCTGCACAAACTGGGGCAATTCCCCAGGGTAATTATGTGTATGATCTTGAACTCACAAGCGGAACAACTGTAACTCGACTTTTGCAAGGTCGTTTTAGCGTTGATGGTCAGGTCACAGCATGAGTTTTATCATTACCGTAGTTGATAACATCACATCGATAGGTGTAACCGAGACACCCGTTGTTATTTCCGAGACCATCGCAGGAGCCACAGGTCCTAAAGGTGATACTGGAGCCACTGGAAGCACTGGTCCTACTGGTCCGACTGGTCCTACTGGTCCTACTGGTCCAACTGGAGCCACGGGTGCGAAAGGTGACACTGGAGCAACTGGTCCAACGGGAGCAACTGGAGCCACGGGTGCAACTGGAGCCACCGGTGCAACAGGTCAGGGTTATACCCAGCGTGGGGCATATTCCGCCTCCACTACTTATGCAGCTTACGATGTTGTTTATTACAATGGCACAACCTATTCCTGCATTTCTGCCACAACAGGTAATGACCCTACAAATACAACATATTGGCAAAAAATGGCTCTCGGTATGGGAGCACCATATGTTTATAATGCTCTAGATACCTATAATGTCGGCGATATCGTTACTAGATTAGGTTCATCTTATTACTGTATTCGCACTGCCACAGGATTTGCTCCACCCAATACAACTTATTGGGCTTTGCTCGTATCAGTTGGTGCTACTGGTCCTACTGGTCCTACTGGTCCAATGGGTATAAATACACCATCATTTTGGTATGCACCAACAAGTGCATATACAACTCCTACATTATCTGCTGGTGTTTTAGTTACTCCATTTTCTGGAATTGCTAATGGTGTTACTGTTGGAAATAGTAAAACATATTGGGTTGAAGGAATTTTATCTGGATACTTTAGTCATAGTCCAGCAACAACAACAGGACTTCGCATACAAATGCAAGGTGATGCAGTTGCAAATGTAAATTTTAATTTCGTACAAGCAGGTTTGTTGGGTGCAAGTGCAAGCGGCAACTGGTTAAGTACCAATGAATTTACAAGTTATATAAATGGAACAACCTCATGGACTACAGGTGGAACTACTGCTGGTTCTGGAACACAAGCACAAGTTACTATTGCTTTTAGAGGAATTTTGAGAACCGCATCAACAGGTTCTTACTTTTTGCCAAAGATTGGTCTTTCTGCAGTATCAGGTAGCACATGGACAACTACTCGTGATTCTTATTTAGCATTGACTGAACTTGGGTCTGACACTACTACCTCATTAGGCACATGGTCTTGATGCCATCGACTGAACACAAAGAACAGCATCCCATCTGGATTGAGGGATGCCGAGAGTGCAACACTAATAACTGCCGGTCTGGGTGTTTAACACAAGATCATGAAACTTATTGGGATTGCTTACAAGCTGCAAATATCAACATCGATAAAACTTCTTTAAAGTCCTAACACGCCCAAATGCTAGAAAATACCGTAAAATAATTAGGTTTTAGTCACTTTTGCTCATAAAATTAATCCGTGGGATTGCTTAACGCTATGCGCTTGAATAATTCTGTGTCTGTCATGCCCGAAGTAGATGTCACTGCTGCTACGGCGGAAATGTTTCCGCCTAACCCTATGAATCTGGGTTTCAGCCCGGACCTTGGGTATTTGGTTCCTGTATCTCGGCGAGCTGCTATGACAGTCCCTGCAGTTGCTCGAGCCCGTAATATTATTGCTTCCACAATTGCCAGCCTTCCAATGGAGACTTACCAAGAGGCTACTGAGGCTGAAATTATGTCACGCCCAGTCATCAAACAACCAGACCCAAGCCTAAGCCGTAATACCACAATTGTTTGGACCATCGATGATTTACTATTTTATGGCGTTGCTTACTGGCAGATTTTAGCCACATCGATGGAGGATGGACGGGTTACTCAGGCTCGCCGTATTGATCCTTTGCGAGTAAATGCAAAAGTGGATGCGACTGGTCAGTTAATTCTTGGCTATACGGTAGATGGAAACATTGTTCCAATGCGTGGTAAAGACTCCCTAATCGTTTTCTGGGGTCCAGATGAAGGCATACTCCAGCGAGCCGGGCGCACCATTACAGCTGCTATCGAACTCGAAAGCGCAGCCCTGCGAATGGCTCAGGAGCCTATTCCAGCCATGGTTTTACGCAATGAAGGCATGAATCTACCCACAGACCAGAAAGAACAGTTGCTCAGCGCATTTAAGGCTGCCCGCCGTACTCGCTCAACTGCATATGTCGAAGGTCCGATTAATCTTGAAGTTGTCGGATTAGATTCCGCTCAAATGCAGCTGACTGAGGCTAGGGCTTACACAGCATCAGAAATTGCTCGGGTTATGAATATTCCGGCATGGTACATTAATGCAGAATCGGCTCATGCTACTTATTCAAATGTATCGGCAGAGCGTAGATCACTACTCGATTTCTCATTGCGCCCATACATAGACAGCCTAGAAAGCCGTTTATCCCAGGATGACATCACGCCACGAGGTCAATATGTCGAGTTAGATTTAGATGATTTCTTGCGTGGAGACCCATCAGAGCGTGTGGATGTAATTGTTAAATTGCTAACCGCTGGAATTATTAACATCGATGAGGCTCGAGCACTAGAGGATATGGCTCCAAGAGGAAGTGCTCCTGTTGAATAATCCTAATTTGAATGACCGACAGAATCTACAAGTGGCTGAATATGAAACTATTGTCAGTCAATATGGGCAATTTGACCAGTCATCCAAAGCCAATGGCGCTCATTATGCAGCTGATAATCCATTCATGGACCAAGGGCTTATGTGCCAAAATTGTGTATTCTATGAAGGCGGGCAAGCATGCCATTTAGTTGCTGGTCAGATTTTACCTGAAGCAATTTGCAAATTATGGGTTATACCAGAATCTTTAGTTACCGCATCCAGCCATGAGGAGGCTCAGTCAATGCATTTAACATTTGCTGCAAATATCACTAGTGCTAATGAAACCACTCGCCAAATTTCTGGCATTGTTGTTCCATTTGGCAAGACTGGTAATACATCCGCCGGACCCGTAATTTTTGAGGTTGGCTCTATTGCAAATCCAGACCCAGGTCCCGTCAAATTCTTGTTACAACATGATGCCCAGCGCCCAATCGGCAAGGCTATGGAGTTTCAAGTAACTCCCGGTGGAATTACGGGAACATTCAAGATTTCCAACACGACTGCAGGTTCAGATGCATTAATCGAAGCTGCGGATGGTCTCAGAGATGGGCTCAGTGTTGGTGCACAAATCGATAAATATTCAATCAAGGACGGGGTTATGCATGTAACCGCTGCCAAGATCGTTGAAGTATCGTTAGTCCATGCTCCAGCATTTAGCGATGCTGTAGTTACTGATGTGGCTGCATCCGAGGCGGAAGCAGACCCAGACATTATTCCAGAGGAGGAAATCGTGTCAGAACAACCAATCGCAACACCAGAGGTTGAGGTAGAGGCTGCAGCTGCTCCAGTAGTACAGGCATCTAGCCCAATCCAGACCGCACCACGACTAAATATCACGGCTGCAGGTTATCTAGAAAATAGCATCAAATCCCTAACAGGTGACGATGAAGCCCGAGCATATGTTCGAGCAGCTGATGACACCACCAGCACAAACACTGGTCTAACACTCCCTCAGCATATGCAGGAGTTTTACACAAATACCATCGGTGACCGTCCAGCCATTAGCGCAGTTAGCACTCAGGCTTTGGTTTCTAGTGGCATGACCTTTACAATCCCAACTCTTGGCACTGCTCCAACTGTTGCTGCAACCAATGAAGGCTCTGCTCCATCTGCCACCGGCATGACCAGCACTTACTTAACTGGAACTGTTGTTAAGTACGCTGGACAGAATGATGTTTCATGGGAACTTATTGATCGCTCGAGCCCAGAGTTTTACTCAGAATTGCTGAATCAGATTGGCAATGCCTACGCAAAAGCCACTGATGGCGCTGTTTTAGCTGCTCTTGTATCCGGTGGCACATTGCCAACTGCTACTTACGCTGCCACCGCTGCAGGTTTTGTTTCTTATGTTGGTGCTGAATCAGCTGCATGTTTTGCATCATCCAAAAAGAAGGCTCGTAACCTAGTTATCAACACTGACTGGTGGGGCACTTTGCTTTCAGCAACTGATACGACTAACCGCCCATTATTCACAGCGTCAAACGCCCAGAATAACCCAGGTGTATTCAGTGGTCAGGCAATCGATGGCAACATCATGGGTCTAAATACCTATGTTGATCCATATGTCTCAGCTGCTACAAAAATTGATGATTCTGCTTTCATCATCGCTCCAGAGGCTGTTACTTGGTACGAAGCACCACAGACTCGCCTTCAGGTTCAGATTATTGAATCGGGCAAGGTTCGTGTTGGCGTATATGGTTATGGCTCAACCGTAGTCAAGGATGCCACCGGCATCCGCCGTTTCAACCTGACCTAATCAGACTGAGTAGGGGCTCGCACTCGCTGTTCCCGAGCCCCTACTCTGCCACATAGAGGACCTGTTATGAGTAAAATCGACATCGATGAATTCCGCACCGTATTGGGTGTTGGAACACTTTATCCTGACTCGACACTCCAGCAGGTTGCCGATGCTGCCGAAAACCTGATAGACGGCATGCTCGATTACAATCGCAGCTCCATAGCAATGGCAATAATCGCTAATAATGTGGCAACTTTCTATACCGCTGATCGTCATTATCTATCAATTGGTAGTGCTGTGACGGTCAGCGGTACAGATGGCACTTTTAACGGCTCATACACGGTCTTAGCGACTGGAACAACTCAGGCTGGTGTCTTTTATTGGACAGCATCGAAAACAGCCTCAAATACCGAATACATCCGATATAAGCCATATGGCACTGTAATAGTTACTTCTCAAGCCCTAATTTACGACAGCATCCCATCCGTTAGAGAGGCGGCTCTTGCTGTGGCAGTTGAGATTTTCCAACAAAGGACAGCGCCGGGTGGCTCAATTCAGGCAATCGATTTCACTCCTGGTCCTCACCGACTGGGACAAGCATTATTAAGCCGTGTGCGTGGCTTATTAGCGCCATATATGGATATGACTGGAATGGTTGGATGAGCCTCACCACTACCCGTCAAGATTTAGCCGATGTCCTAAAAGATGCTGGTTACTCCGTGTATTCATATCCCAATGAGGTTATGTTTGCTCCAGCAATTGTTTTAGTGCCGGGTTCGCCTTATGTTTCGTGGCAGACTCCAACGAGACTTTCGGCTAAATACCTTCTGACTTTGATGGTTGCAATTAACGACAATCAAGCAGGATTAATCAATCTCGAGAACATGATTGAAACAGTAGCTGCGCTATTACCAAACTATGTTTCAGTGGGCGATTTCACTCAACCATCAGTGAATGAAGTTGGCTCGACTGAGTATCTAACAAGCGATATCGAAATCGATATCACAATTAACTAGGAGGGTGCTCTAATGGCACTAAAGTATGTAACAGGTAGGGATGTAGTCCTTACGATTAACTCTGTGAGTTATTCCAATGTAGCCAGCGGAGCAACTCTCACAATTGACACAAACCAGCAAGTATTGGAAACCATCGCAGGTCGTAAATACAAGACCATCGATCAGACTGCAACACTGCAGGTTGAATTGTACCAAGACTGGGGCTCAACATCGCCAGCATCAGTTTGTGAGGCACTTTGGAGTGCTACTAAAACTGCTCCAGACACCACCATTGCATTTAGTTTTACCGCAAATGGTAAAGCCTTCACTGGTAATATCTACCCTAACTACCCAGTAGCCGGCGGAAATGCCACGGATGCTTTAACTGCATCTGTCTCATTTGTTGTTGATGCAGGTTCAGTAACCCTAACTTAATAGAAAGCAGGAACAGTGAAAATTAAATACACGAATAACAAAAAAGAATATACAGCCAATCTAGATCAAACATGGGTGTGGGTGAGACTCGAGGATGAATTGGGTCTCACCGTCACTCAGGCTCAAGACAAGATGGGCGAAGGTAGCACCAAAGTAATCACTTACGCAATTTGGTTAGCAGCTGAAGCCGATGTGCCATATGAGACTTGGATTAAGAAACTCGGAGAGTTTGAGGTTGTCAGCGATGACCCAAAAGACATGAGTTCGGAAGCCTCAAGCGAGACTTAATCCAACTGGCTGTAGCTACGGGAATACCGCTTTCAGACCTTAAAACATGGTCTATGAGCGATTTAGGGACTGCTTGGGAGGTGTTGTCAGATGGCAAATAATAAAGTCCGAATTGACATCCAGATGGATGCTGAGGATAAGCGCCTTCTTTACAAAGCATTTAAGACAATGCCGAAAATTGCCCAGGATGAACTCCGCAAAGAGACTCAAAAAATGGTCGGTCATTTAGTCCAACAAATGCAAAGAGCAGCTGGAACAGCGCCTGGTGGAGTTTCTAAAAATATAGGTCCCGGTCAAGCCATTTTGCTATCCAGATTTATTAAAGCAAATAAAGATCGTGTACCAAGTATCACAATAGGTGGTGCTCGTAGAGTTGGAGTTTCTCGCAAGAAAACCGCTGGTAGCCCTGCTCCAACTGCAAGCGATTTATTATTTGGCGCTGAATTTGGCGCTAATGCTAAACAAGGCGGTAAGGGAACATTTCCACAGGGCGGAGCAAAATTCCAGCCATATTCTGGCAAAGGTCCCAATGGTCGAGGCTCAAAGGGCTATTTTATTTTTCCAACACTACGCAAAAACCAAGAAAAAATCCGCCGTGATTATCTTGAAACTGTGTATCGCATCTTAAAAAAGAAATGGGGACCTGATCGCTAATGGCTAATATTCGTACCTTAAAACTCAATCTGTTAGCGGATACTTCAGATTTTGCCCATGGCATCAAAAAAGCATCTG